TGCAGCCACATTGAGGTGGTACCGTGCCGCGGCATTCGCCTTCAGACTGAGGTACGTAGACGGAATCTTGTTCTTGCCCGCGGGCGGGTCGGCCGTGTAGGTCTTGGCGATGATGTTGCGCTTGTGACGCGTCAGGTAATCCTGCGCAGAGTTGACCTGCATTCTATTTATACAGAGCGGAGAGAATTACACAATGCGCTTCGTTCTCGTCAGTACTCACGTTGATCAGACCACTGGCTACGCCAAGGTCGCCTACAACCTTCTTCGTCAGGTAGCGTCGCTGGCCCCGAAGGTGAAGACCTTTCACTTTGGGTTCCAGCGTCATCCCGATCGCAAGAACGTCCGCAAACTCCCCGACGGGGTCGTGGGATACGACGCAGCGTCCAACGAGGACCCGCGCGAGGAGGGGTTCGGATTCAACAAGATTGCCGAGTACGTAGACATGGTCCGCCCCGACGTGGTCATGATCTACAATGACCCACTCATCATCTGCAAGTTCATCGAGGCGATGAAGTACGACAAGTCAACCGCGACCTTCAAGTTGTGGCTCTATGTGGACCAGGTCTACCAGGGAATCGCGCAGCCGCTGGTCGACACCATGAACAAGAATGCCGACCGCATCTACTGCTTTACGCAGTCGTGGGCAGACACGTATGCGTCGTATTCGCCCGGAACTGCGCCACCGAGTGTCATTGAGCACGGCATCGACGCTACCGAGTTCACGTGCATGCCGCGCGACCAGCGTCTGGCCCTCCGTCGCAACCTAAAGATTCCTACGGATGCCGTGGTCTTTCTCAATGCGAACCGCAACAGCCAGCGCAAGCGTCTGGATACCATGATCATGGGCTTCGTGAAGTTGCTGACCTTCACCGAGGACCCCGTGTACCTGATGGTGGTTACGGCCATGAACCCGCAGCACGGCGCGTTCTACGATCTCCAGCGCATCTACATTACGGAACTGAAGCGGGCAGGTCTGGTTCCCGAGGCGCTCGCCAACCGCCTCATGATTGTGGACACTGCGCCTCCGAATACGCTGTCGGACGCGCAGATCAACGAACTCTACAACATGACGGACATTGGTATCAACACATCGGACGGCGAGGGATTTGGTCTGTGCCAGCTCGAGCATCTGTACACGGGCGCACCCCAGGTGGTGACGGACGTGGGTAGTTACCGGTCGTTCCTCACAGAGGACGTGGCCGCATTCATTCCGCCATCGGGCACCCAGTACTTTGCAGGGTCCATGCCCCTCGGATTCTCGGCTCCGACCTTTGACCCCGACGAGGTTGCGTTGAAGATGGACGAGATGGTCAAGGCACTGGATACGCGCAAGGCAGCGATTCGGACGTTTCCGTTCAAGAGCTGGACGCGGATCTGCGACGGATGGCTGGAGGATCTTCACACGGCCTCATACGTCGGCCTACCCTCCAACACCCAGCGGATCTGAGTGTCGGAAATCTTGCGGCCCACGGGAATCAAACGGTGGTTGTCGTCGAACGCCACACCGTCAAAGACCTCGGCAGTTAATGGGTCAATGAGAAACAAAATACCCTTGATGACGACACGCTGCAATCGCCGCTGCTTGCGTTCCATGTTCCGCAGGTACGTCGAGTCCAGGTCCTCTGCCTTGATAGACGACTTGAACGCCAAGTCCTCTCCCGTAATGGTGCTGTCAAAGCGCATGCACGAAATCACCGGTTTCTCACGGGCGTGCAACTTGCGGTGAATCTCGCAGTCCACTGCAGCCTGCTTCAACAGAGTCCCAATCTTCTGATTGACCTGGTTCTTCTCGAAGGAGATTTCGTACAGGTACTCATCGGCTGACATGAACGTCTCCACAGGGCCACCTCCCTCATACCGCTTCATGGCCGTATCGGCACGACGAATCGGCGTAATGTTCGGGAACTCATTGGACTTGGCCTGCTTGTCCGTGAACACCGAGACGTAAAAGCTAATACGCACTGTCCTCTCCTCTACGGGGAGCATTGCGTGAGAGCAGATGCGAATCGCGCGACCAATGACCTGGTCGTGGCGCGCAGGGGTCCAGTGCGGCTCCAGAATGTGCACGTGACGCACATTGGCCAGGGTGATTCCTTCGGCACCACTGCTCGACGCCATCAGCAGAGACAACAGCTTCTTGCCACGGGCCTCTACGCTCGTCTTCAGAGACGCGGGAAAACTGGACTCGTACTTGCCGTTGAAGATTTGTCGGCACAACTCGCGCTCCTCCGTCGACTCCTGTCCCGTGTAGAACGTGTACGCAGGCTTCGCAGGGTCCATCTCGCCTTCCACCCACTGTCCACCCTGCTTTGCCAACCTATAGGGTTGCCACCCGTTGGCCTCCAAGACAGCCGAAAAGACTCCGAGACCTTCCAGTTCGCGGTACTGCGAATACACAAACTGATTCTTGTCGGGTGACTCCTGGATGTTCTTCAGCACCTTCAAGAACTTCGGACTCAGTACTTTCAATGCCTTTTCGGACAGGAACTTGTCTGGATCAGCCTTCAGTTTGGCCAGAACCTCGGGCTTGTCGGCAACCTTGTCTTCATTCTCCTCTCCTGTCATGACACGAAGTTCACCGGGCACGGCGTAGTTACAGGCCAGACGACTCAACACGCGGTAACTGCCCAGGTTCTCGTCCATGGACTTCTTGCCCTTTTGCGAATCCATCTTCAGTTCAATCCAGCGCTCCTGCAGGTAGTGTGTGAACTGCTCCTCGGACATCGGAACCTTCTCAAGCATCTTCTCGTCCTCGATGCGTCGGGGCAGCATGCGTTCATCCGCGCCCTTGAAGTACGAGACCAGTCCTTGAATACGGCGCTGAAACAGCAGGGGGTTCTTGATGGACAGTCCGTCCAGAAACATGGAGGCAAACTCGCCATACGGAGACGGCAGGCACTCGAACTCCTCCGTCGTCACGCGTTCTACGGCAATCTCGGCACCACTCAGTTCCACCTCCACCTTGGTTTTCCAGCCGTTGATCCAGTCGGCAGGCACAGCGACCCATTTCATGTCGGCCTTGTACTGCACAGCAATACGGTCGCCCTTTTCATTGTAGACGGAACGGAACTGCGGTGGATTGCGAGTGATCATCACGACCTTCTTGGCCGCATTGAACTCGATGGAGTCTACTTCAGGCTGTTGACGGAACACGGAAGTCATCTTATCCTCGTCCCAACCCTCGATGCGCTTGAACGGAATCGTGATGCGCTCAATGGGTCCGCGGAGCAGGTTCATCAGGTACGCAATCTCATTGGGACGGTTAATGACGGGTGTGCCCGACAGCGCCACGATCTTGCACCGCTTGGCGTGATACAGCGCCTGGTAGACGGGCCCGACCACACCTTCCTTGTCGGCGATACGGGAGATGAAGTTATGGACCTCATCCACAATCACCACCTTGTCTTCGAACGGATTCGGACCCTCTTCGGGGACCAGTTCCTTCACATTGGCGCGCGTCAAGCCGTTGTAGTTGATGAACGTGTACCGCTGCGTGAGAATGTCCTCAATCTGTGCACGAATCACATCCTGCTCCGTCTTGGGGAGGTCGGCAAAGTTCGGGTTCTCATTGGGCACCGTAGAGAAGAAGCGGTTGTTGCGGTCGAGGAATCCATCGGAGATGCCCATCGTCTTGGCCTGGGCTCGCGTCTCTTCGTTCAGCTGCTGCTGGCGCCAGTGATTCTCGTACGCATACACGGGGTCGCCGCACTTGCGCAACTCACCAATGTAGTTGGCACGAAGCGACGCGGGCGTCATCACAATCACCTTCATGGTCGTCAGCAACGACTCGGCCACAGCAATGGACGAACAGGTCTTGCCCGAACCGAGTCCGTGGTAGAGCAGAATGCCACGATACGGCGTCTCAATGAGCATATAGTCCCGAATGAGCTTCTGGTAGTGCAGCAGTTCACGGGCATTGGACTGCTTCTTGCACAAGTCCTCCTCCTTATCGTCCGCATCCTCAGCACCACGGGGCGACTTGCGGTACTTCAGAAACGTCCGAGTAATAAAGTCCGCAAACGCCTTTCGGTTGGGGAGGACGTAGCTCATTGTTTTTCGCCACGATTTGATAATGGAGGGTATCACACGGAAAAACCATCGCATCTGGATGGTGTCTATCTTCCTCTTTTTGATGGCGGGGTTCCTGTACCTCAAGCCCCAAGTTGCCTTTGGGCGTGAAGGACGGATTCGGCCGTTCGGAACGGGTGACAAGGAGTCCACCGTCTTCCCGGTGTGGTGGTGGGTGTTCGTGCTGAGCGTGGTTGCGTACTGCATGACGGTATACCTCGCAAAGTTTCGCGTGTGAGCACAATGGGAAAGTGTCCGTACGCCAACATCTTCCAAGCACCAGGAACAGGTCCACATGCCTACCGCTTCATGGGCTTTGCTGTCGTGGACACGGTGTTGACCGTGCTCGCGGCGTGGCTGGCGTACAAGTGGGTTGGCGTGTTCTCGTTTGTCGTGTGGCTAATTGGGTTCCTCGTCCTTGCCGAGGTGTCGCACTACGCCTTCGGCACACAGACGGCAGGGCTGACTGCCCTTGGTATCCGTGTTCAGTGCGACGACTCGTAGGTCCGCACAATCTCCGTCAGTTGGTCCAGCATCTTGGCGCGCTCCACGTGGTGAGGCCGCACATAGGCACGGCACTCTGCCAGTGTCTTCCACCCAATCCCCGAAATCTCCCGCTTCTGCATGTAGGTCATCTTCTGGCCTAGATTCACGAGTTCGGGCTTGGACAGCAGCGCCACAAAGTACACGTGCCGATACTGGACGCCATTCAGTCCTGTGAAGGTCTCCTCCAGCAGAATGTTGTTCAGGACCACGTACGCCTCGCGAGGTACATTGGTCTCCTCTCCAAACTCGCGAATGGCGCACTCCAGGTCCGTCTCGGTCCTCACCCTGCGGCCCTTGGGAAATCCCCACTCGGGCTCGTGGTAGACACTGGCAAACTCCGTCACCAGCTGCACACGGTCCAGGGACGCGAACTTCTCCTTGGACACTGCGTACTCATTGGACGAGTGGTCGTCGCCCCACAGCTGGCGCCACAGGTCATCGAACGGCTTGGACGCAATGTCCGCCTGCTCGCCTGTCGTCATGTTGGACAGCAGGCGGCCAACGTACTCGGTGTTTGCAGGGTCGTACTTGCCCCGCATGAACTCGGCGAAACTCATACTGTCCTTGCGACGGATCATCAAGGCCCGCATTCCACTAACGTCCGCAGGGATCATGGGCACATCCAAGACCACAAGCCCACACGACAACACCGGGTCCTTACACCCTCTGAACACATGTCCTTTCTCTCCGCAGTTGTTACAGTACATTACGACTGGGTTTCGTTGTGGCAGGAGAGTCCGTTTTTCCATTAGGCAAATAAAGAAGTTCCCTTGTAAAGCACAAATGGGCGCGTCTACAAGTGCACCCCAGATGCCTGCGGGGTACTTTCCCCAGGGAGCCGCTGCCTATGTCCCTACAGTACCTGTCGCGGTCTCGTCCATGTCCACAACCTCGTCTGTCATGCTCGGTCTGTTCGTCGGAGTTCTGGTGATTATCGTGGTGGTGGCAGCCCTGCGCGCGACTGCACCTTCGACAACCGTGGATCAGGCTCCCGTACCCATCTCGGGCAAGACAGGTGGTACCATTCCAGCGACTGGCATTCCACTCGCTCCAGGGTCTGACTATGCCCTTCAGTTCTGGATGTTCGTGCAGGACTGGGACTACAAGTTTGGACACGAGAAGGAGGTCCTGATGCGAACGGATATCAAGGACTCGACCATTGTGAGTCCTCGTATCACGCTTCACCCCACGGATAACACACTGAACGTGTACCTGACGACATACACCTCGGGCTCTACGGCCACGGCGGCGGCTCAGCCTGCTGCGGCCAATGGCTCTTCATCAAACGGAACCTCATTCATCTGCGCAGTAGAGAACATCCCCTTGCAGACGTGGTTCTCGGTGTCCGTTACGGTGTTCCAGCGCAACATGGACGTGTTCATCAACGGCAACCTGGTCAAGTCGTCGGTCATTCCCGCCGTACCTCGGGCTGCAACGGGCAACCTGCTGGTGGGTGCCAACGGTGGCTTCTCTGGATACGTGTGCAATGTCCACGGACAGGGCAATCAACTCATGCCTGCGGATGCGCGGTCCTTCTACGCTGCGGGTACGAGCTGTTCCTCTCTCGTCAACTCGGGCGGTGCTGCGGGCCCGACGGGCACCGTGTACAACCTGTTCGGCTACACGATTATCGTCGAAGACCCGAGCGGCAATCAGGTTACGACAGCCGCTCTCCTGGGTTCAAATGCAGTCTCGTGGAACCCATTCTCATCCGATATATCCAATGCTCCGATTATCGCTCAGTGTCCAGCCAACAAGTGGAGCGCCACGGGTAACGACACAGACGGTCAGGGTACGGGGTGTAAGTCGTGCCCTGCAGGCACAACGACGCCGATGGGTTCGAAAGTCTGTGTGTGCGCAACTGGAAAGACGTGGGATGCGTCGGGTAATACGTGCAAGTGACCGAGTTACAAGTAATTCCATAAGTAAAGAAATGCGACTCCTTCTGAAGTTTCCAACACGGAGTCGGCCTCAACAGGCCTTGCGGGTGATTCAGCACTACTACACCATGGCTACGAACCCGGGTTCAATCGGGGTAGCCATGTCGTGTGACCACGACGATGACAGTATGACGCGGACATTGATTCAGGATGAGTTTACTCGTATCATGAATCCGTTTGAATGGCACCGCATCTACTACGGGGACAACAAGTCCAAGATTCAAGCGTGCAATGCGGACATGGAGAAGGTCGACTACTCATGGGACATTGTCGTCTTGGTGTCGGACGACATGGTTCCACTGGTCAAGGGGTATGACGATGTAATCCGCTCGCACATGATGGCGTCGTTCCCCGATACCAATGGTATTCTGTGGTTCAATGACGGATATCAGACAGACAAGCTGAACACGCTGTCTGTGATGGGGCGAGCCATGTATCAGTCGTTCGGATACATCTATCATCCGTCGTACAAGAGCTTCTACTGCGACACGGAGTTCACGGACCTCTGCAAAGGCGACCTGAAGAGCAGATGCGTGTACGTTCCTGCCTGCATCATTCGCCACGAGCACCCGGGGCATGGATACGGTGTGGCCGATTCGCTCTACATAAAGAATCAGGC